TCTACCATAGTTCTTGCTCACATAGTCAAAGTTATGAATATTGCACGCCTCGCTAATATCTATCCCAAGAAAGGATTCAGATACCCAGTAGTGCCCATCTTTAATAGACCCAACGCCCTTACTGATGCGCTCAATATCGGTATCGACTAGTAGTAGATACCCAGCATCAAATTCAAGTTTGCATCCTATCAGATAGCGTTTGCGATTTATGTTCATTCTCTTTTTCCTCTTCTTTTTTTCGCCTGAGAATGGCTTCGTTTCTTCCGCTTCCGAAAGTGGTAGTATACTTGTCGATTGGATATTCAAATGTGCTCCCATCCTCAAATTGTATTGCTCTGATAGGCAAAAACGCTCCATCAGGTCCTATCAGTAAAAAGTCACCCACACAGTTATCGAATGTCGTCGTCTTCGATCCAATCAAAAAAGTCAGATGCGTAGTCCAGGCCATAAGATCCTCAAGTTTTGATAATATAGTTTATGCCAAACGATCTGCCCGAGGTGTCTGTATCCCCGGTAACATCGGTTACTGCGCTTGAGGCTGTCACACTCGTTTGGGTAGTAGCCGCTGTATTTGGTTTAGGAGCTGCCGAGCCATCCACAGGCCATCTCGTATATAATAGGATCTGTTCGTTAATTTCACTAGATATATACGTTACCCGAGAATAGTCGACCCCTGCATTAGTAGCCGCAAAAACTTCTTGTAAATATGGCGTCGATCCAGTGATGGTATAGCCCTGAGATTGCGCTAGTGTATATCCTTCTACAAAACCAGACGCCAGTACTTGTAACCTATAACTAGTGCTAACGAGATGGTTATGGACGTAGTCGTGGACATGGTCTGCCGTAGGACGCAAGTCACTACCAACAACTGCTGTGCTCACAGTCAATCCGTTTACGGCTGTCGTGTCTGTATAGTAGTTTCCCATAGCAATGCTACGAGCTGATCCCCCTCCGGTCTTAGCCGAGGTCCCGACTCCGCGCACGAACGAACCTCGCAGGTCTGGAACCCTAAAATTACCTATTCCCGGACTAAGCCAGTTAAGGCCGGTTGTGGGATTGATAGCGGTATCCCACGGACTTGTACCGCCGCCTTTGAGTACCGTCTCAAGTGCTGGGAATTGTGCGGATGTTAGAATCTGTCCATCGCATAACCGCCAATCCGCTGGTATCACCGGAGAAGGCCATATGACTATGCTTCCGGTTTTGACGAGATTGTGTGCATTCTCATCTATCTGTTGGTCGAAGTATTCTTTCCAGAGATTGACGTTGTACTGCCAACCGTTTTGATGCTGGAGCGTCGGCTTCTCAGGAACCCCAGTGGTCAAATTATTTGAGGTAGACCATCCGTAGTTTTGTTGCTGTGATGTTGGGGCAAGTTTCATCGCAAGGCCGGTATTAGCCCATAATGTCACTGCCGTTGGTTTAGTTGCCATTTGCTATTCCTTAAGGTGGTGGAATTGAAATTGAGTAACGACCGCCGCCTATAACTCCATAGGGTCCAGGAACACTAGAACCGGGCGGTGGGCCGAATGTCCCGACCTTTTTCAAAAAACCAGCCGGATTGAATTGGTTCCAGTTAGCCACCTCCGTCTTCGCATATTCAATCATCGCTGCTTGAAATTCAGGCAGAGTCACCTCAATACCATCTATGAGGCATCTTGCACGCTGCGTGCCCTGATACTTAATGCAAAGGTTCATTTGATACGTTGACGGATTTTGGACGTAACTCAAGGGGTTCGTCGTATCTATCATCTCAAGCAACATACGCTTGCCATTCGTGTTATTTCTCCATCCGAATTGGTCGCCTATGAATTGCCAGCCCTGACTTACTTCTCCGAGCCAGTAATTCCATTCTGATGTTAATGATAATATATGGAGAAATAAGTCATCAGGAAATACTGGGTTTCCTAAAGAATTTTGATCGTCTACCCACAGAACCCTATTGCTATCAATCTGACTCGATGAGGGGAATACATAAAACCGATAGTAGATGACTCCTGAATCGCCGAAAACCGCTATTGGTCCATCAGGGTTTTGCGTGTTCCACTGCGAGCCTTGGATACCTAAATAATAAGAGTTCGCATCAACGTAGAGTGTGGTTGCATCGACGACAGTGTTATCCCTGCGAATCATGGAAACCTGAGTATAGTTAAATCTGATCCCGAGGATCACGTCTATACCAGTTCCGTTATCATCTATCGTAAGAGGGAACGGCTGTAGCGCGTCAAGGCAAGTCAATCTATAAGTCCATCCTGGAATCGTAGTCCAGCCAAAGGTTCCTCCGACAACATTCCAGGCTTGTTGTAGAGCTGCTATAAATGCCGTGGTCGCTGCGCCATAGTCCATCTTTAAAATTAGAGTAAGATGCTGCTCGGGGTTTGAATTGGAAGAGTCGGGAAATAAAACCTTGACGGCATCGCCATACACGGTAGGGAATACGTAGTCATCATAGAAATTAGTGGGCACTGGCTGCGCATCGGCTGGATCGGCAACAGCATACCCTAGAGACTGTGGCCTCTGATCCCCAATAAACGAAAAGACTGAATCGGTATAGATGTCTGCTATGTTGAAATTCTGAAACTCAACGCCAGGGGACTTGGCAAGATTGACGACCTCATAGATTAGATTCTGGCCGAATAAAAAATTGGGACTAAATATTGTCGCCGAGAAAATACCCTCCCCGAATTCCTGCAATTCGATAGATGCGGCATTAACCGTCAAGAGTAGTATCGCGCGTATATCCTGCGCGCGCGCCTCCGAGTGGTAGGCGCCCGCGAGGGCATTCAGTAGAACGCGAAACAACTCATCGTTGACAGGTCTAGTCTTCGATCCTAGTATTCGTCCTATCCCATTAAGCTGAGCACCGAATGATGTTTGTATCCCAGTGGTAGTCAGGAACAGGGTAAACTGTTCCTCTAGTAAATTCATCTCAGCAGTGAAAGCAGAGATGAATGCTTTAAATTGCGTTGCTTTCTGGTACTGACTAAGCACGTTCTGCATCGCTGATGCTGTATGATCTATCGTCGTAAAGGGAATAGTCATGTCGTCCCCATCAGGTTATTGTTACGATAATATCATTAGCCGATAGCTGAGCTACCTCAGTCGGTGCAATGGCGGTGTTAGCCGCACTCATACCGCCGCCGCCTCCCTTGTCCTGCAAGATAGTCAGAGTCTTAATCCCTGGAACCGTGTTGACTGGACTATATAACATGTGATTGAGCACATCGTCGCCTAGCTCATATTGTTCAAACCATTTTAGCAAAGCATACTTAATTTGATCCGCGCCATCGGTAGGGAATACCAGAACGTCAATCGTAATATTTACGGCGACAAGCATGGGGACCGGATCGGGAGCAGAGAAAATGATGACCGATGGGACACCATTCACATCTATGTAACTACCGGATCGTTGGCTACCTGGGGATACTGTCGAAGTCACGTTGATACCAATCGGCTTGGAGTCATAGATTGTTTGAGCGATCGTATCATTGTTTCCACCGATGACAAAGATTTCAAAACTGTGTGGTCGTCGTCCATCTGTATCAGTCGTGGAGCTGTCGTTCTCAATAATTGACACCGATGAAACATTTATAACTTGAGACACAGCTTCCTTGATGCCGCCCGTGGTAGCCGTTCCGACCTTCTGCAAGTCTAACAGTCTTCTAGCCCTTAAGTCGGCATCACTCTCTCTATTCGTCCCTGTCGTCCCCTGCCGGATGTTTAGAACTGCATCAAGATTTGTTATGGTATTGACGACAACATTTATCGAACGCACAGGAACGGACAAAGGACCTGTCTGGGCACCAATGACTAGAGCTGAATCGACATTGGAAAAATTACTAGTCACTGGCAAGACGGTTACACCGTTGACAAGGAAGCTGCCTAAAGGATCAAAATAGGCGTTTACTAAGGTCGATACATCGAGAACAACATGGAAAGCCCCAGAGGTATTAAACGATCCAACAACCGTACAAGTCGTAATTTCTGAAACAGAGAGCTGGATTGTATTCTTTATTTCAGCAGGGGTATCGTCCCAAAATATATCGAATTGAGAATACGTGGAATTATTTAGCTGTACTCTTAGGGTAACAGATCCACCAGTAGCAACGCCCGCTGCAATAATGAAGGAAGCATTCTTACTGAGTGTGATAGCGGCTTGAGTCGAGAAGGCGTTGCCATTTGAGTTAGCAACAAGAGTGCCGTTTGGTACAACCACAGCATCGTCGCCTTGGAAAAACACTTGCCCTTGTGCAGCGGTTGCATTGTTCCTCACCGTGTTGGTAATGGCGACAACATTATCTAGGCTAGTGCCCGATGCGGAGTCAGGATA